CGGAGGACTAGCGGTGTGGACTCGGATGATTTTCCTGGATCGATAGTGACCGTAATTGGGATGGGGACGATCCAGTACTGCCCGCACAACGGCTGTAGCCATGCAGCTGGATGACCGGAACGAGGGGTTTCGGAACTTTGATATTGCGGGGGACAGAGTCCAGAGTCGTGCTTGGATGAACGGATGAAACCTACCAGACATTGGGTGCCGGATTCCGGGACAAGTTGCGATGATTCACCTTGTGTGAGATGGACATGGACAGGCGCGGGGCCCGGACGGGAAAAGAACTGGATCGGGTGAGGGGGTAAAACTTCAACAGGGGGCGTCATTGTCGCTCCGCCTTGTCGGGCGGAATATAAATACGGCGATACTTAAATAAATGGTAAGGTGTCTCCATTGATTTCAACCCGTGGAGATGACCATAAAATCCTAGTTGGACCACAACCCAAAGTGGTTAAAATGAGGGGAACAAAACTTCTAATCGCTAAATTGCACCATGGAGACAAAGGAAAAATTGATAGAAGTACCATTAGGCAGCCCTAAAGTCGTCGGGCAGAACGCCGTAAGTTCAGACGCAAAGTCTAGCCAGGGAAAGGTTAAATGCAAGTGTGTTGACTGCATGGCCGAATTCACCTGGTCTAGCAGGGTCGATCGTTGTGTCAACTGTTTCAAGTCAGTCAAAGCAGCCAACAAGAGGGGAAACAGGAAGCCGGGTAAGACACAAAAATGGGAAAGGGTCGATCGTACCAGTGGAAAGATGGATGGAGAACCTGTCAAAGACGATAAGACTTCTTTAAATGAAAAGCTCTTTAAGAAGCCCGGAGAAGAACAGGACATTAAATCCAAAATTGAAAAGATATGTAAGATAGCTGATCTTAGCGTTCCTATTGGTCTCAAATGGGAATATTCAGATCATACTTGGGCAGCTCGTGTTCCAGGTGTGGTTGTTTTATTCTTTATTCTTTTCTTTGGTGGTTGGATATTCTCGCTCGCTACTTCTGAACTTTTTAGCGATGCAAACTTTGACTTGGTCAACTTCATTCTAACTGTCCTTACTTTCTACGAAATCACACTCGTAACATATGGCATCTGGATTTATAGGATCTCAGGTACTGCCGTGCGAGATGAGGAGTTAAACATTCGGGGTTTACTCACTCGAAAATCCCTATTTTCGGAGATCAAGTTTAGTGTGTTCAAAATCTCTCGCACTTACTGGTCTTATCAAGTGTTGCCTGTCGACAATACGCCAAACGTTCCTATTGTCGTCATGGAAGGCACACAAAATGCATTAAATCTTCAACCCGAGGAAGATAAAGAGCGTCGCGTGGATGAACATCAAGGTGTTCGTTCATTGCACGCTGATCCTGTTTTAGCTAAGGTCCACATCGAGAAATACGTCGATGAAATGCTCCAGGACCATCTGGCAAACGGGAGCCTAGAGGGAAAGTGGGACACATTCTTTAGTTTGGAATTATTGTCTCAAATTGCGGTAGGTCGATGTCTCACCCCGAACGAGGATGAGAAAACCGTATTTGAGAGAATATTAAGATTGGCTGGTTCCACGGCAACAATAAGCACCGATCGTTCGTACAATGTTTGGTTAACGACCAACTTGGGTTCAGTCGTTGCGCCGTCTCTGTCAACAACCACTGCATTTGTCGCATTTTGGCTATGGCGTTACAACGTCAAAGTCAAATGGAGGGGGCTGGATTTTCCGCTCTCCCCAGTGGCAAAATTGTAGCATATGGTTACCGTGCTGGTGAAGTTGATCTGGGCCTCATGCCAGATCACAGCGCTGATTGCAAGATATTAGCGCTTGACCTTAGAGACAAAATGCGTAGGCCTGCGATGGCAAACAGCGGTTTTTACGTTGTTGGTGCTTGTCCTCCCCATCCAGACATTCGCGATGCTTACACTGTTGCTGCTGGGGTTTCGAAACGGATGTTTCGGAAGTTACCCGAAATTGATCGATCGCTCTTGAGAAGATTCAAGACGTTCTGCAAGTTCTTTATCCGCAAAAAATTCAGACAATTGAGGCCTGATGAAATCTTGTCATTCGAGCAATGGCTTGAACAAACTAACTATTCTCAAAATAGGAAAGATGAGTTGCGCAGAGTGAATGCGTTAATCACTAATAAATTTGACAAAAAATACCTGAAGTCGAAATGTTTCGCAAAAGACGAAACATATCCGGAATATAAGCATGCTAGGGGAATTTATTCACGTTCCGATGCTTTCAAATGCCTTATTGGACCTTTGATTAAGTCCATTGAGGGCGTTGTTTATTTAGACCCAGCGTGCATTAAACATGTTCCTGTTGCTGAGAGACCAAAATACATTCTCGAGCACTTCAGAGCGCCTAAGAAAGGCGTGTATGTATATGTCATTGAAGGTGACGACTCTATTTTTATGGATGAGAATGGAAATATATTCACTAACGATTTTTCTTCTTTCGAAGCTTCCATCACTGAAGCGATCGATAAGTCGACGGTCTTTGAGTTGGTCAAACATATGACAGCTCTGTTGCCTAATCGTTATGAGTATCTTAGGTTAATGTTCAATGCCATGGACAAGCAAAAGCTTCTTTTCAAGGATATGGATGCGGAAATGGACTCAAGGCGTGAGTCAGGGGACATGTGGACATCACTTGGAAACCTTTTGGTCAATATGTGTCTTATCGAGTTTTGTGCTTTTGAAAAAGTAGGAGGGAAACCTACCGTAGAAATTTTCAGAAAACTTGGTTTTGACGCAAAGTTGGTCGAGGTGCCTAACATTGCTTCAGCTTCCTTTTGTGGGATCATTTTTGATCCTGAAGACAAACAAAATGTGTCAGATCCGAAAGGTATTATGACATCTATTGGTTGGATTTCGGAAAAATATGTCAATGCAAAGGAAAATAAAAAGCTGGCGTTGCTCCGTTGCAAAGCATTAAGTTATGCTCATCAATATCCAGGTTGTCCCGTTGTCACGAAGCTGGCTTACAAGATACTTGAACTTACGAATCACATCAAGAATTACGATATGATCAAAGCGTCGTTCGAGCTGAATAACTGGAAACGTGATTACTTTTCCCAGGCACTCAGAGACATGAAGAAATTAAGACCTGTTCCTGTAGGTTTAAATTCTCGGTTTCTTGTTGAACAAGTGTTTGGTTTGTCTGTCAAAGACCAATTGCTTATCGAAGGCAGAATTGATTCGATGCAGTTGGGGCCCTTTCAGTGTCCGGAATTAGTTGATAACTGCCATCCAAGTTGGAGACACTATTTTGATAGATATGTAGTCAAAGGACCGTGTCCAGATTGGCCAAGAACAAAGGATCTGAGTATTTTTCGGGATTTACTCGTTCCTGGCGCCCTTTCAAAACGTCCTACTAGAAAGAAGCTTTGAAACTCCAAAAATGCGCTGGGGTTAGCGCAATATCAAGTGGTCCG